ATGCCTAAAATTGTACCTGCACTTACAGACTCTAAAATAAAGTCTGAAATCTCAAAACATAGGAAAGATGTTGAGAAGAAAATTCTCAAGCTATCCGATGGTGGTGGATTATACCTTTTAATTGATAAGAAGGGTGGCACATCATGGAGATTTGACTATACTAGACCAATTCTTAAGAAGCGTAACACTATTTCAATTGGCCCATATCCAGAAATTACGTTAGCAATTGCTCGTCAATATCGTGAAGAGTTTAGAAGTCAAATAGCACAAAATATTGATCCGGTTGAACAGCGAAAACGTGAGGCTCAAGTTAAAAGAAGAAATTTAATTTCTACTTTTTCCGCCGTTGCGGATGAGTTCCGATTAACCGAAGAAATTACTGAAAGAACAAAACAACGTAACAAGGCTATTTGGGAAAAACTTTATTTAAGTATTGGCTCAATCCCTATTTCTGAAATTACAGCATTACAAGTCCTAGATGCCTGTAGATTGTATGAAAACCAAGGAAAATATGACTCGGCAAAACGGATGCGTTCAAAAGCCAGTCAGGTCTTTAAATATGCAATTGTACTGGGGCTTTGCCAATATAATGTAGCTGACCAGATATCAGGGATTTTAAAATCTGGTACTGTTAATCACTACGCAGCTATTACTGATGAAAAAAGACTGGGTCAACTACTTTTAGATTTATCAGAACCAAATTTAAATGGTTCTATTATAGTCTATTATGCAACTTTAATATTGCCATATGTTTTTGTTAGACCTGGTGAATTACGCTGGGCAGAATGGGATCAAATTGATTTAGATAAAGGTCTTTGGGCTTATACACCACCAAAAACCCAAAATAAAACCCACTTAGAACATGTAGTTCCTTTGGCAACACAAGTCGTTGCACATCTTAGGGAGCTTTATAAATTAACAGGTAGTCAAAGGTATGTCTTTGCTTCTATGACTAAAGGTAAACCTGTTATTAGTGAGTCAACTATTAATAAAAGGCTTAAGTCATTTGGATTTGCGAATGGTGAAACAACTGGGCACGGTTTACGTGCAACGGCTCGTACTTTATTAGATGAAGTACTTAATTATCCAATTGAACGTATTGAAATGCAGCTTGCACACCAAGTAAAAGATATGCACGGAAGAGCCTACAACCGGACGAAATATTTAAAAGAACGTACCGAAATGATGCAGGCTTGGGCAGATTATCTAGATAAATTAAGAGAAGAAGCAAGAGTTGTAGCAACACAATAAGAAAACAGGCCTTATTTTATTAAGGCCTGAATTTTATCCTTATATTTTTCCAAAAGTGATTCTGGGAACTCAACTCTTGTTGATCCACCTAACTTAACTTTTTTTAACTCGCCACTATTAAACATTCTATAAATAGTGGCCTTAGATAAGTCGGTAATTTGCATTGTTTGATTAACAGTGAATAACATTTACCCCTCCTTACTTTCCGCTTTAACTTCATCTACATATTCAATTGCATCTTTCATGCTGAGAAAGCCGCATAACTCTTCACTACAATTTTCATTTTCAAAGACTGTATATGCGAAGACGTTACTCTCATCTATTTCGATAAATAAGCCTTTGTAAATGAACCCAGTAGTCCGCTTGGAGATAAAGAGCTTTACGTCAAAATAAGCCATATCAAATTCACTCATTCCACCCAGCCTCCCAAATCTAAATAGTTTTGACTCCAATCATTAGCGCAATCAGAAATAAATGTTTCCTTTTGCAGTTCATCCATTGCATTCCAGTCATCTTCACCAATGAATTCACTAAGAGGGTAGAAATCTTCCTGAGTGGCATTTGCAATACCAATTGCCATATGAAATCGAATTTTTAAATCTTTAAATGCTTTTTCACTCATCCCTCAGCTCCCGATTCGCTTTCCAGCTTCATTGCACCTTCTTCTGGATACTCACTTATATAAACGTAGTAACCACTGCCGCTATGAGCTTCATCAAACCAAGCAATTGTTAATTCAGTTTCTAAAAGTTCTGGATCTTTGTTTGGTGCACCAAAGTTTGCTGCTGCATATAATTGCTCACAGGTTAAGTAAATCTTTTTCTCTGGCACCGCCTGAGCTTTGGCTTTTTTCTTGCCATGCTTCCCAAGCAAAGTTCATTGTTTCAGGAGCATCGCTAGGGCAAAAATCCTCATTAGGCCAATATGAATTTGTTTCTTCGTTGTAATAAACAAATTCACTTTTGATTGCTAATTCAGCCAAAGGCAATCTTTCAAACGCCTCTCTTTCCTTATTCAAATCTGTCATGCTGCTGCTCCTTAGCTCGGTCTTTTATTGAATTTGTCGAACGTTGCCATGAACTGATCAACACTGAATTGAATTGTTTTCTTGGCATTGTGCGGTTCAAATTGAGCAGCATATAAAGCCATACCAAGCCACATTACTGAGAATGTGAAAACCTTTGCTGAGTCTTTATCTTGGCTATTCATTTCATCAACCATAGGCCCAATAATTTTCTTAAAAATCTCTTCTGCGATCTGGTCAGAAGTACCGCTAATTGTGTTTAATTCGATTTGTTTCATGCTGCCACCTTTGCCTTAATGCGCTCTTGATATAACTTTGCGTAGTACTCTTGAGCATGTGGAATTTTGTCTTTGATCTTCTGGATCATTGCTTCGTCACGTTTGTAGGTGACAGTTGTTAAACGTTCTCTAAGATCGATACGCTCAACTAAATCAATTAGCTGTTCTCGGTCATCCCAATCATTTGTAAGCTCGACAGGGCAAGGGAGTAGCCAGAAATCAACCATTGCTTGTTCACAGTCGTAAAGCCACATGTAGCCTTGCATCTGCCAGTCATAACCGGCTTTCTTTGCCTTTTCTTCTGCTTCATCTTGAAAGAAGGGATGAGTACCAATATCCCAAGTACATTTAGTGTCGATGATCAACTTGTTATTTAGGTCAAGAATGTCACATTCACCAGTGATTAGTTCATTTTCCAAACGGCCTTGATGTTTTAAGTACTGACGAAAACGAACCTTGCCAGACAGGCTAATTGCAATTTCTTCAAGCGCATTACCTTTAGCCGTGTACTGGTTTCCTTTGAAAGACTTGAACGTGGTCAAGTCCTCCTTAACGATTGTTCTGATCTCAGTCTTAGCTGTATCGCTAAGAACTGAGCCTTTAGTTTTAGAGTCGCCTATAAGCTTATTTAGGCTTGAGCATCGGAATAGCTTCATAGTGCATTTACCTCAGCTATTTGTGCATTAGTAAGTGCATAGCCTTCTAATACATACTCTTTAGTAACTGCATCGGCTTTGATCTGCTCTAAGAGAACCGGGAACTCGTTGTCTGGTACAGTTGGTTTAACTTCCTGAACTTCTCCAACTTCCTTCACAGTGACATTTTTAAACCAGTCTTTAGGTGAACTCATGCCATCACGTAAGCTAGTGAAAATCTTGCGAAGCGCAACGATATTGGCTGCTGTAATAGCATCAAGACGACGCTGAATGTAATCTTCAATGTCTTTCTTGGTGACGTTAAATTGCTCAAAGGCAACAACAAGTTTTTGTACAGCTTCTGGTGAAGTATCAGCACTTGCATGGATTGTCTTTTCGCACTGATTAACAGCATCATCAATCACATCACCCGGTATTACACCTAAGATGCATGCACGTAGACGACGAGCGCCATTATTTGCAACCAATTCATAAATATCGCGTGGATCTGTTAATTTTTTAGATCCATTGCGTGTATAACGAATATGTGGAACCTGAAAAACCTTTGTTTGACGGGTATTTGTTTCAACATCCCAAGCAAATGCTTCAACCGTAGATTCGCCATTTTCAGAAGATAATTCGCGGATACCGTACTGAATATTCCCCCAATTCTGAGCAAGCATTTCTGCAAGCCGAATTGATGGACCAGTTACTGAACTACCACCACGAGCATAAGAATAAACAGCCGATTGAGCCAAGCCGGGACGCTGGCAAGCATTCATAATCCGGTCATAAGCTTCAATTGGGTTTCGTGGGAACTGCTTAGCAATAACTAAAGCAGCTTGAACCTCTGCAATTGCACGTTGACTATCAGATTGAACTGTAGACATTGCTTGAGTTGTAGGAGCAGCTACTGCAAAAGGGTTCTGTCCTGAGTGTTGCACTGGCGCATTCATAATCTTCTCCTAATTCTTTTCTACTGGGCTATTTGGGCGTTCCATCCAATATTTAACTTGGATAAGTAGAAGCTCTTCACCACTTGAGTTTGAAGTCCATAAGGTTTGCTCTTCACCGAAGTCTTCACCATTCTCACCATAAGGCCCATCGACATAATCAGTATTTAAAGTTCCTTCGTGGATGATGTCGTATTTGTCTAAAAACAGAACTCTTACGCCTTCTTCTGGTAATTACTCCTCACAACTAATCCACTCCATCACCCACCTCTCAACTCATTTCTAATTTCAGCCAATCTTTTTAACGTTTCACTTAGGTAGGCGATTTTTGTCTTAATAGAGAACTGATCACCTAGCTCTAATTGGATTTGTTCAGTACCTCGGCCCACATAACGCAAGTGAATCCAATTGCCGCCATCAGTGATGACTGTATCTTTCTCACTAGAAAGTGGGAGCAGGGCATTTACAGAATCTTTAATAAGAGCTTGAAGTCTTGATACTTCGATAATTTCAGGATGTGCATTCATGACATTCACCATGGAGCGCTTAAATGCGCTCTCTAATCCCTGATTCGATAAGATCTTTAATCTCAACTACGTCTAAACGATGAACGTAAGCTAAGACCTCGCCATCTTCGTCATAAACGCGAATGTCTTTAATCTCGTTAATTTCAACTTCACGCCAAGCTTGATAGCCGTTGCCATCAATTGAGTACTGAGCATCAAAATCAACTTCTAA